AGGCTCCGGCATTGGATCGAGTTTCGCTGGAGTGGTGTTCTCCGAGTGGGCGCTCGCGAACCCGAGCGCATGGGGCTACTACCGGCCGATCTTGGAAGAAAACAACGGTTGGGCGACGTGGATCTCTACTCCCCGAGGACGCAATCATCTCCTTCAGCTCTACCAGCACGCCACCGGGACGCCCGGATGGTTCAGCGAAATCCTCACCGCAGAAGATACTGGCGCTGTCTCACCAGAGGCTCTTGCCGAAACCCTCCGGGAGCTGACATCGCTTTACGGCGAGGACATGGGCAACGCGCTTTATCAAAGCGAGATGATGTGCAGCTTCAACGCTGCGATCATGGGCAGCTTCTACGCAAGCGAGATGGCTGCTGTACGCGCTGAAGGCCGCATCCTGGAGTGTGACGCGATCGGTGATCGCATGGTTCACACCTGTTTCGATCTCGGTGTCGGTGACGACACTTCAATCTGGTGGTGGCAGGCGCAAGGGGCGCAGCTTATTCTGCTCGACCACTACGCCGCCAGCGGCCATGGCCTCGAGCATTACCTCGACCAGATCGAGCAGCGCGAGCGCAAGTACGACTGGCGAAGGGGATCCGCCTATGTGCCACACGACGCCAAAGTCAAAGAGTGGGGATCTGGAAGAACGAGAGTTGAAACTATGTCCGCGCTCGGCCTCCGGCCTATACTTGTGCCGCTGGCAACCATCGACGACGGTATCAATGCCGTGCGTCGTACACTGCCGCTTTGCGTGTTTCATCCCCGTTGCGAAGACGGCGGCATCAGCGCACTCGAGCAGTACCGACGCGAGTGGGACGATGAAAAGAAGTGCTTCACTCCCAAGCCCCTCCATGACTGGTCCTCGAACCCCGCCGACGCCTTCCGATATTTGAGCCAAGCCTGGCGCCCGGCGCCGCTGAAGCGGGTCAAGGTGCCGCCGATGACCGGCATCCGCATCCCGCCGCCGCCGGACATGCAGACGCGACGGGGAGCGATCAGGCTATGACCAAGGCGCAGCTCGACCTCGCCTATCGTACCGCCTCGCATCTGGCGATGTACGCCGACGCTGCTGGCCAGTATGGCCACAGCGGCATGGCTGACGCGATGCGCACCGCGGCGGACCTGCTGACCAAGATGGTGGAAGAGGCCGAGGTGATGGTCATGAGCAACCTGGATGACGAGGGGCGAAATGGTTGAACGCAAGGCCGCATTGACGTTCGAGGAAAAGATCACGGTGGCGTTCATGCACTACGTGCGCCTGATCGATCAGCAGGATCTGGCTATGCTGTATGGCGTCAATGGCGGCCGGGTGAACGAGGCCTGCCTGACGATCAAGCATGCGCTGGTCCCGCCGATAAAGGCGGTGGACAATGGCTGAACCTCGCACCGACGACGACGATCTCAGGCACGATGACCTTGAGTACGACACCACGGTGCAGGAGCCGAAGAAAGCCAAGGCCTGGCTGAACCGCCTGATCGAGAGCGAGGACGCTTTCGAGCGGTGGAACGAGCACTGCGACAGGATCGACAAGCAGTACGCCTCGCTGGAGCGGCTGTCGCAGATGGCTCGCGATAAAGAGTTCCAGATGTTCTGGGCCAACATCGAGGTGATCAAGCCAACCATCTACGCCAGCAAGCCGGTGCCGGTGGTGACGCCGAAATTCCAGGACCGGCGGCCGGTGTACCAGGCAGCCTCCGAGATCATGGAGCGCGTCTGCGTGGTTGATTTCGATCTCACGCGCATCAACGATTTGATGCTGCTGGTGCGCGACGACCTGGCGCTGAATAACCGCGGCGTGGCCTGGTGCCGCTACGAGAGCGCCAATGGCAAGGGCGCCTATTCGAGTGAGCGCGTCTGCGTTGACTTCAAGCAAAGGCGCGACTTCCTGCATTCGATCAGCCGCAACTGGCGCGAAGTCACCTGGGTGGCCGCAGCGTCCTACCTGACCCGCGCCGAGGCGCGCAAGCGGTTCAGGCCGCACAGCGGTGATGCCTACCAGCAGGCCGAGTACAAGGTGGACAAGGATAGTGTCGAGATTGGCGGCGCCGACAACCGCGAGCGGGCGGCGTTCTGGGAGATCTGGTCGATCGGGGACAAGAAGGTGCGCTGGGTCGCGCATGGCGTTGAGGAAATACTTGACGAGAGCGACCCCCATCTGGATTTGCAAAACTACTTCCCATGCCCGAAGCCGGCCTATGGCACGGTGCAGCGCGGCTCGCTGGTGCCGGTGCCTGACGTGTTGCAGTACAAGGACCAGCTGGAGGAAATAAACCTCCTGACCGGCCGTATCCATGCCCTGAGCGATGCCCTGGAGGCCAAGGGGTTCTATCCCGCCGGCGGCGCCGAGTTGGCTGACGCGGTGCAGGCCGCGGTGCAGACCAAGACCGCGGGCCGGCTATTGGTCCCTATCAGCAATTGGGCGGCTTTCGGCGGATCAAAGGAAGTCATCATCTGGCTGCCGATCGATATGATCGCCACCACGATCACGGCGCTGGTGATGCTGCGCAAGCAAGTCATCGAGGACATCTACCAAATAACTGGGATGGCCGACATCATGCGCGGCGACACCGATCCGAACGAGACGCTCGGCGCGCAGAAGATGAAAAACCAGTACGGCACCACGCGCATCCGCGACAAGCAGCAGGAGATGGTGCGTCTGGCGCGTGATGTCGTCGAGATCGTCAGCGAGATCGCGACCGAGAAATTCAGCGACAAGACGCTGGTCGAGATGAGCCAGACGCAGCTGCGCACCATGAGGATGGTCGAAAAAGACATGCATCAGGTGCATGACCAGATGCAGCAGATCGAGATGCAGGCGCGCCAGCAGCTGCAACAGCTCCAGCAGCAGTCTCTCCAGCCACCGCAGCAGGGTCCGGCACAAGCCCCCGGCAGCACTCCTGCCGCGACTGGCTCGCCGGGATCGGGTCAGTCTTCACCCGACCCGGCGCAGCAAATCATCCAGCAGGCGCAGCAGCAACTCCAGCAGGGGCAGTCGCAGTTGCAGCAGCTCCAGCAGGAGGTGACGATCGAGCAGGCGCTGCATTTCCTGAAAGACAATCGCGCCAAGTCGTTCATCCTCGACATCCAGACCGACAGCACGATCATGGCGGACGAGGACGGCGAGAAGCAGCGCCGCACCGAGTTCGTGCAGGTGCTCGGGCAGTTGCTGCCGCAGCTCTCGACCATGATCCAGACCGACCCCAAGACCGCGGAATTCTGTGGCGAGGTGCTGAAGTTCGCCACGGCGCCATTCCGTGCCGGCCGCAGCCTAGAGGGCGCGATCGACACGCTGGTGGAGCAGTTCAAGGACAAGGCCAACGCGCCGCAGGGGTCCGACCCGGCCACGCAGCAGGCGCAGGCGGCGATCGAGATCGAAAACATCAAGGACCGCACCAACAAGGCCAAGAACGACCAGCACTTCCAGATCGAGCAGGCCAAGCTGGAGCAGGCCGATAAACACAAGCAGTGGGAGTTGGCCAATCAGCGCCAGATCGCGCAGATGAAGGGCCAGAGCGACATGCAGGACGCGCAGGTCGATATGGCGGTGCAGCAGCAGAAAATGCAGGAGAGCAGCGAGGCGCACCGGGCGCAACTCGTCTCCAACCAGCAGAAGATGCAGATTGAGCGCCAGAAGGCCGATCTGGCCACGCGGCAGCACGCCATGAAGCAGCAGGACATGGCGGCGCGGCAGAGCGAGCGCCAGGAGGCGCAGCGGATCAAAGCGATGCAGGGACCAACCGGCGGCGGTGGAGCACTCTGATGGCGATGGCGGATCTGGCGCGCACTGACGAATATGATCCGTTTGATGCGGAGAAGTTCGCCAATCCGGCTGTGGCTGGTGCGATCGGGTCGCTGGCGACGTTGCCGCAGCGTGCGATCCAGAACTCGCAGTTCGCGGTCAATACCGGCGTATATGACCCGGCTGTGCCGGTCGAGGCGGCGATGACGGTGATGGGTGGCTCTGCCGTTCCGCGTGTGCCGGTAAAGGCTGGCGAGGTCGCTGTCGGGTCAGGCCCGATCCGCGCCTATCACTCCTCGCCGCACGACTTCGACCGCTTCGACCTGTCGAAGATCGGCACCGGCGAGGGCGCGCAGGCGTATGGCCACGGGCTGTATTTCGCCGAGAACCCGGCGGTGAGCGGGCAGGGCGGGCAGTACTGGAACCAGTTTTTGCGGAGGTTTGAAGGGCCGGAAGCGCAGGCTGCGGAATTGCTCAAGAAGGGCGGGTTCAACCGCGCTCAGACAGCGGAGGAATTACAGGCCGCGATTGACGGACTAGTCAAAGCGCACCCCGATAATGCGGCCATGTACGCACCGATGCTGGATAAGTGGCAGAAGCAACTTGATGTCCTGCAAAGCGGCAAGCCTGTCGGCCCGCGCACCTACGAGGTCAACATCAACGCCGACCCGGCGCATATGCTGGATTGGGATAAGCAACTCGGACAACAGCCAGAAGTAACTAGAGCTGCACTAGAGCGATTAGGGGTAAAATCAGACAGGGCGGCGACTGGCGAGAAGATATACAGCGACCTTATAGACCAGACCGGGATGACCAGAGATCGTGTTCGTGCATCTCAGGCTGAACGATCCGCAATGCTCAACGAAGCCGGCATCCCCGGCATCAAGTACCTCGACGGGGGATCGCGCAATGCGGTGTATTCGTCACTGGAAAACGACGTTAACTTTGCGCGGCAACGACTAGCCAATTTCCAGAAGGCCAATTTACCAGATCAGGTAGTGGTGGCTCAAAAGGATTTGGAAAACCGTATTGCCGCATTGAATACCGTGCCCAAACCATCCAGCAATTACGTTGTATTCGACCCCTCTATCGTCAACATCATGAAAAAGTACGGCATCGCGGGCGCGGCGCCTGCGGGCATGGGCGCGCTCGCCGCAACTGGCAACTATCAACCCGAGGAGAGAAACTAATGGCCCAATCCGCGATCACCGTGACCCCGCCTTCCCCGACCCCGCCGACTAACATGTCGTTCGTCGGCCAGACGCCGCCTAACGCCCCGACGCAGCTCGTCGCTGACGACGGTACGGCAGGCACGCTGACGGTGTTTGCCACCAAGACGGCATCGGCCGACAACGCCAACTTCCCGAGCATCGATCACGAAGGCAAGGGCACCGAGACGGTAGTGGTGGCGCCAGGCTCCCGCACCGAGGCACCGACGGTGTCGTTCTCGGATCTCGGCAACTACACCACCAACCCGAACCAGCAGCACGCTTCCAGCCTGTCGCCGGCGACCAACCCGACGCTGACCAGCCTGACGCCGTCCACCGCCACCGCGGCGGCCTCTGGCACGCAGGGCCTGACGGTGACTGGCACCGGCTTCGTGCCGGGTTGCCGGATCTGGGTCAATAACGTGGAGCGGCCGACCACCTTCATCAGCGCCACGTCGATGTCCACAACGTTCCCCAAGAGCAACGCCGCCGCGGTCTGGCCGGTCGATGTCAAGCTCGGCGGTGTCCCTGTGTTGACGACCAGAAATTTCACCTGGACGTAAACGCCGTCTCGCGCGTTATCCGTGACTTGAAACGCTAACAGGGAGACGACAATGCCAGAGACGCAACACCCCAAGAACCAGACCGGCGCACCCAAGCCGCACGATCTGGTCAAGCCGGGATCTACCATGGACCCCAAGGGCCACGCCGCGGCACCACCGCCGGCGCAGGGCCAGCAGCAAGGCCAGCAGATGCAGCCGTCCGATCAGGACCGGCAGGCCTTGCAGGAGCACCAGCAGAAGGCCTGGGAGATGGCCGCCGAGCGCGAGAAGAGCAACAACCCGGCGACCAAAAACGCGCGGATGTACGACAAGAACGCGCCGGGCATGCACCCGGCCAACCAGCCGGCGCCTGACACCAGGATCAACAAGGGCACGCGGCTGGATCTGGAGGATGTCACCGGCAACCCCGGCGGCCGAGGCATCAATCCCGATGCGCCGG